CTTCTTTCTTTTTTGCCATGTTTACTCGTTAAATAGGTCATCAAATTTACTAACTGTGTCTTTGTTGCCAGCGGTAGCTGTTTCTAAAGTAAAGTTAGCCTTTTGAGGACTAGAGCTTTCTGGCTGTTTTGTAGGAGCAGATTTTTCTTCTTCTGCTGATCCAGGGTTAAGGTGATTCTGTAACTGTTTTTTGATATAGTCATAGTCATATTGAGTATGTACATCAGTCGGGTCTGGTTGAGTCTTAATCCATGTATCTACTAGATCATTATCGTCTGATAAAGCAGTTTGTTTAGGTTTAATTCTAACCGTAGTTTCAGGGTAAGGATTACCTTGTTGTTGTTCTACAACTAAATCCCATCCGTTTATAACATCTGTAATATCACCTATGTCTTCATCAGCAATAAGAGCTAATAAAGCTTTATAGATAGTAATTCCAAATCCCCATAATCTAACACCTTTCTCTTCTTGTCCTCTTACCACTACTGGTGCAAAGATTCTAGTTTTAGGTGAGATTTTACCGGCTAAAGACCAATTGTCTCTATCAGAAGTTTTTCTTAGTTCTTTTACGAACTCTTCAATAGGGTCTTGTTTACCGAAATTCGATAAAGCAACCATAGGGTATTTTCCAATACCGTAGTGAAACTTTAGTTCTTTGAAAGGCATTGTAGGGTCATAAGCCGAAGGTACTAACCTTACAGTTTGTTTTCCTAACTCTGGTTTCCAAAAAATTGTTGAATAGTCAGTCTTTTCTCTTTGCTGACCGTTGTTGTTCAAGGCATCTAGCTTAGCCTTAATAGCATTTAAATCCATATAACTAATTTTAATTAATAACTTTATATTAATATAAGAAAAATAAAATTAACGAGCAACTATAGTTCGATAATTTTAAATAACTTTGTATTAATTCTTTTTAAATCTGGTCCTTTAGTTAGTAACACGCAGTTTCTAAAATCTGACCAATTAATTCTGTAAGAAGTATCTAGTACTCCTTCGTTCAACTCTTTAATAAGTGTATTAAGAGCATTTATAGTATATAGGGTGTTGGATTCTTTTTTTCTATGAACTAAAATAGTGTTCTCTAAAAATGTCCCCACATTCCCAAAATCAACATTATACGTACATATATACTCATTTAAACTTTTAGAGTATAAGACGAATATTTTGTTGTAAATAATTTTGTACCGTTCTTGAATATTTTCTAAAACTGGTTCTAATGTTTCTTCTGTAGCAAATGTACAGAATAATTTATTACTCATATCTTCATTTATTGTTATAGGGTCGATATCGTAATCAAACCTATTGCCTGCAACCATTACCATTTGTTATAAATATTAAATTGTTTCACAAACATAAATCTTTTGAGTATTTAAATTTGACTGGGTATTTTTTCCCAGATTCTAGTATATTTTGTAATTCTGTTAACGTGTCTTTTCCATCTTCTTTGCTAAAATCAAAAAGTAGAGAATCATAAGTGTATAATACTACCTTTGTCTTTTTATTTTGTAGATATCTTAGTACTTCTTTTAAGATAAGTATATTTCTTGAGGTTTCCAACGATTGCATAAGATAATTCATTAACTTTTGAGGATTCATATCCTTGAGCTCTTCTGTAAAAGGTTTATCTGATACTGGGTTGTGTACTTCTCCAAGAGCTTCATACTTGATCCACAAGGAGTTAATAAAGTCTTGAATCTTAACAAAGATATCTACATCTTTATATTCTTCAGGTATTCTTCCGTACAATGCATGAAAGTTTATTTGCTTAGCTTTCGAATATTCATCGTCTCCAATGACTGATTTCTTAAAGTACTTCTTTGCAAGTTGCATATGAGCGGATTCGTCAGTAAGTTCGTAACCTAATTGTTCACAAAGTAACCTAACGTGGTAACCATCAAAATCAAACTCTACAAAAAAGTCATTTTGAGGTTTAAAACTCGATCTATGTTTATCTGTTTTAGGAATAGCTGCGTAGTTAACTGAGTTAAATGCATTAGTAGGTCGAGAAGTAATGTTATATAGGTTATAGTAACTATACGTTATATCGTCTACTATATTATAATTGGAATCACGAGGAGTAAACATCTCTTCGAATTGTTCTTTATGTATTCCTATACCAGATTGCTCTAAGAGAAAGAATACATTGGTAGCAGTCTTGTTATAAAAGTCAAAACCACTTGGTATGTTATATTCAATTACATCTTTTACTTTATAGTATATCTCTTCACTTGCTTGATAGAGTTTAGATATAGGTATAAGTTTATTAGTAATAATACTATCTTTAAATTTATTATAGAAAGTATTTATATACGAAAAATCTCTAGAATACTCTAATTTATCAAACTTAACCATTGAATAAAGTAGTGATAAGTCTATAGCTCCTTGTAGATTAAAGTGATATAGCAAGTATTTCTTATCTAATGTATAAAGTGTAGTGAAAGCTTTAAGTAATTCGTAGACACGCTCTTTATCTACGTTAAGGCCTTCGTCATGATCGATAGGAATTATAAATCCATGCTTAGAATTAACCGGTCTTAAGTAAACCGCTACAGTGGAAGTAAGTTTTGGATGGTAGTAAGTATTGGTAGGGATGATATCAACATATCCTCCTAATCTACCTAGTGCTTGTAATCTATCTAACTGAGTGTCAGTTTCAATAATATAAAACATACTTATAACCTTTACTTAAAGATAAGATATATTTCTTAGACTACAAACTCTCCATAGTTTTTTATCATTTGAGGTAATTCTTTTATTTTCTCAGATGCTTTTTCTACGGTTTCTTTATTTATTGCTTTAGCTCCAAATTGAATATACGAACTTTTAACTGAGTTTTCAACAGGTCCTTTAATTACCCAGTCTATAACAGCGGTATCTGTATAGTTAGTTTTTTGAAACTTCAAGTATCTTCTTACGTTTACTTCTATTATAGCTTTATTTCTTTTATCTTGTACATAATACCTTTTAAACTTACCTCTGGCTATATCTTTATCAGTAGGTCTAATATAATCATTTGAAAAACGCAAAGTAGTAATTAAATTTGGTTCATCATCAGAGTATAAATCAACTTTTGTAAGCGGTACTGAATCACTATTTAGATTATTTCCTGAAAAGTAATCACCATTGTATGTTTCTATATAACTACCTTTATACTTTTCTCCATTAGGAAGTATAAGGTCTCCAGATGATTTTAAAACTCTATATTTTGATCTAGGTAGATACATACTATGCTCTTTCGCCTCTTGGAATTACCGAAATGTTATTTTTCTTATCATAGGCTTTATAATAAATATCAGCAAGTGCTTTTTTTACTTTTGACTTTCCAATGTTGTCACCTATGAAGACATTACCTTCAGTCCATATATTAGCTGCTTTACCACTGACTTTTGACAGCAACGGGTGAAACCCGACGTGTATAGACTTACCTAAACCTTTATACCCTGCTCCAATTCTAGGAGCGTACCCTCTACTAACAGCTTCTTCAAAGAAATATTTCAAAAATACTAATATAGTAGCATTAGCTTCCAGATTACCATATTCAAAAAAAAGATCTTTAGGTTTTTTGTACTGACCGAGAAACTGTAAATCGGCAGCCCAGCCGTTATCATGGTTAACAGAGTGATTAGTTAATCCGTATCTCACTTTATTTGCTTTATCCATCACTCTGAATTTTTTTAGAGTATCACTTGATATTTGACCACCTGATACAACAGAGATTTTGTTAACTTTATTATTTCTTGATAATTGTCCGTTAGCACGTATTGCTGCTGCATCAATAACTTCAATTAACTTTGGGTGTAGTATGCCTTTTCTGGATTGCGTTTGATTATTGTATTCAATTTCAATAAAACTACTTGTTGGAGCTTTCTCTGAAGATGTGGAAGCTCTAAAACCTGCCCAACTAGGGTTGAAACTATCCTTAGTTGGTTCTACAGTCTTTTCAGCTAATAGATTAAAAAATCGAGTAGAATCTTCTTCACTCTGTACTAGTGCTTCTGCTGCAAGTTCATTGTTTAATTTATCTATATCTATTTCTGTTTGTTTTCCGCCTATTAAATCTATAACAGAAGGTCTACCTTTTTTCTTAAAGCTTTCTAATGTATCAATTAAAGACATATAACAGGTTATAGAAGTAGTCCATCTATTACTTTCAACCTTATGAGATACACCGCCAACTATAAAGCTGACTCTACCTTCGTATTTTTGAGGAAGTATTCCTTTTTCAAGAATAAATGATTGACCTATATTGATTCCTGATATACCCATTATATCGAAAGATAACTGTATGGGTAGTA